CTGAGCCAGTTTAGCAACTTGCTTAGGGGCTTGCATAGTCCGCACATAGGCGTTGACGACATTCCGGGTAAACCGTTTTCCATTTTTGACTTTGTTGCGTAACCTACGGGTACGACGGCGGCGGCGATAATCAACTTTGAAATCGTGTTGAGTTGTGAGGGGGTTATCACCCCCTGACGCTGCGCGTGCGGTGTTGTTTCGAGTTTGTTGGGGACGGGAACGACGCGTGGCGCGGTTGCGAATAACGTTTCGAATGAGACGCGTGGCTTGACGTGCCGCAATGCGTGCCATTGCTGATCGCGCCCCACCAAAAGCGCCTGAACGGCGGTTGATCAATGACATGGTGACGTGGCGAGGACCTTCATGGTTCCGAGTTTTCCGAAAGAGAGGGGACCCCTTACAGGGGTCAAAAGCTATATATAGTGGGGGTGGGTCCGTGGGTCCGGGGCCCTAGTAACATTATACGGGCCCCTACCCAACGTGAACATGACGCGCTATGAATTCAACGCTATAAAGGCATTCTTGACTTACGCTCAAGCTGCGCCTTTAACCAAGCAACAAGTATACGACCACTTTTTGGCATTCAACAAGGATCGAATCACTTGCAAGAAATTGCTGGTGGCTCAAGAAGCGCACGAAGACGGAGAACCGCACTTTCACGTATTCATCGAATTTTCTTCGAAGCTTCATACCCGAGATGTCCGAGTATTCGATATCGAGGGGAAGCACCCAAATATCCAAGCATGCCGTTCTCCAAAGAGAACTATTGCATACTGCCTTAAGGAAGACGAGGCTCCGATCGCAAATTTCGAGTTTGGCGAAAAAGAAACTGCAGTTGCAATTGCAAAAGCAGGAATTGCCGAAGGTAAGTCAGTGGATGAGGTTGTTGACGACATCCTCGAGGTACACCCTGACCTTATCCGATCCGTTCCGGCTCTTAACAGTTACGTCGAGCGACGTGCCGCTCCTAAAGTACTGTATATGCCAGAATACTCCTTGGATGACTTCTCATTGGCGGGAGCCGACTACGACCGACTCGCGGATTGGCGCGACCGTCTTGCCACTATGGTCCGTGGGCAGAGGACTCATATGCGTTCATTGTGGTTCGTGGGGAATTCCGGAGTGGGCAAAACATCATTGGCCAGAAGCATAGGCCAGCATTGGTATATGCAAGGCCTGTGGTCAATGGATAAGTACAGCGACAAGGAACACGTATACGGCGTACTGGACGACATTCCTTGGGAAAGTCTCAAGTTTAACTACAAGTCGCTCCTGGGTCGACAAAAAGATGTCACTTGGACCGACAAGTACAGAGCAAAGAAAAGTGTCAAATTCGGTTATCCCGTTATCGTACTGACGAACACTCTGCCCGAATTCTCAAGAGAAGAGAGAGAATGGTTGTTGTGGAACGTGGACTTTTGGCATATTGAAGGGTTGTTGTACGGAGAAGAGGAAAGTACATTTACACAAATGATGATTTAAATATAAGATCGAGACCTGCACAGCTAAACCTTACCTAAAGCTACCTAAACGAGTGCGCCAGAGTTTAGGCTTAGCCTACGCTAAGCCTCAAACTCGGCGGGCGGTCGACGTAAACCTATTGCTCGGCCCTACCGGGCCTCTGACCGAATCTGTTCGACTGAACCTAATTGGGCAGCGGCTACCGCCGCTGTCTCAGGGTCGGGGTCGGTTGTATCATACGAGGTGGAAGGACGTTTGCCAGGCATCATGGTGAGGCTATACCTAACCATCTTCTGAATGGTCAATTGCGCAGGCGCAGACTGAGACACAAATTCAGGGGGGTCGGGAGGCTCATTTACGTCCACATACTGCGGACAACCTTGGAAATCAATGAAATAACCATGGGTAAGACGAGCAGCAACACTACGTCCACGGACTTTGTCCATGTACACAATACGAGGGCGGTTGGTTTTGAGAGTGAGGTTAATCTCCTCACCGGGGGAGAGTTGGTACTTCGTACGGCGATAAATCTGGAAGATCCGGCAGAAGAGATAGGACTGGAAAGGGGTGGAGGTGAGTTGGCCTGGGGTCATCTGCGAATCCCACATGCCATACGGTGCACCAGCTTCAACAGGCTGGTCAATTTCCGTTACTCGACCAGAGTACTTGAACCCCTGTTCATAGATGGACTCAGCATCTTGTCCAACAAATGGCCAATCCCGTCGGCAGACGATGCGGTAGACGGAGAGGATAGCGGGATGGGCGCCGGTATTCCGTATAGTGACCTCCATGGAGGCGGAATTGCATCGGATTGCCCTTCCTCGCTCAGAAACGAAAGGATAGAGGGGGGGAGCATTGGGGAGGTGGAGCTCATCCCATCCTCGGCGGTTCTGGGGGGATCCCTCAATAAACCACTCACGCCAGTCGGCTTGGGGGTTGTCGGTGTCATATTGGCCATCGGCGGTGTGGAGCATGACAGAGAAGTAGGCGGAGGTGTTTGCGATGGTCGAACGAGTGAACTGAGCCAGTTTAGCAACTTGCTTAGGGGCTTGCATAGTCCGCACATAGGCGTTGACGACATTCCGGGTAAACCGTTTTCCATTTTTGACTTTGTTGCGTAACCTACGGGTACGACGGCGG